GTACCTGAAAGAGTATGGTAAAGATCCTAAGGATACTGCCGTAGCAACGTTGATAGTAACGGGTGCTATGGTAGTTGGTGCTGGGGTTGCGTACATATCTCAGAGTGGGGATGTACTTCGATTTTAAAAATAACGTCGCGCGAAATAGAAAATTACAGCAGCGACAAGCCCCGTAGAGGCTAACCCTACAAAGCTTCGGTTACCCTGTGCGTTTACAAATTGAGGAATGGTGGTTGCGAGTTTATCCTGGACAGGCTTGCTCACGGCGGCTGAGCAGGCGACCGCGACGATGAGAGCCTGCATCTGATCATCGGTGAGATCTAAGGGGTTCCTTTTCTTAGAATCCGAACCCTCGTTTCCAGCGGTTTGGGAAACCATAGCGGGGGGTTGAGCCATCATCTGCTGCTGAACCACACGAGGGTCCATAGCCATCATAGGCGCATCTAAACTATCCTGGGACTGTCCCATAATATCGGCGATCGGTGTAGAATCCATGGTTTCTTTACTTTGTAGTATATTTTTTTCAGGCGAATTTTCCACAAATGTAGTACTGTTATTTATAGGAACCATCCCGTCGGTGGGATCAGATAAATTTAACGTAGGAATATTAGCCGACATTTAATAGTGAACAATGTTTTCTAATAAATAATTTTTCGCGCTCACCTAGTTTTAGTAATTTTAATGGGGGTACTCTTTTTTGCCTGTTTAAGACTATTGGCTGCGCTCCCACCTTTAGGATTGAACATCTTTTTATGCGTATTCCAATATTCTGGAGCCCCAACCTTAAAATTTTTTCGTAATTTTGCTTTATACCAAAATACACAATCTTCTATCTTGTTACTTTTACTGGTGTTATCCAAAACAATACATTCATAATTTTCGGTACACGCATCCATGACCTTATTAAACATATCAAAATTTGGGAAAATACCAAAAAAGGATTTGTAAAGCTTCTCTCTATTCTGAATGATGTTCTCCCTGAGAATAAATACATAATCCACATTAGCGCGAAGTGCTGGTGGAAGGTCCATACAATACTGCATCGTCAACATGAAGAAGATTTTCCAGTGTCGACCATTCATAAAACACTGCCTGATACATGTATCGCGCATGAATTTGTTATCATACATACAATCGTCCAATAATAAGAATGCACCACAATTTGATTTACCCGCTCCCACGAGTTTCCTCTGTCTTTCCATAACACGTTCTATGGCATCCCTGTCATAATCTCCGTAAATGAAAAGATCTGGAACATATTGTTGATAATAGTGATTACCTTCTTCAGTCGCAGACAAAACTATTCCAGCTGGTAAATGTTTCTTGTGCCATAAAATGTCGGTGACGAGTGTAGATTTACCAGTATTACGCTTACCAACAAAAACACATACTTTATCATCCGCCATGGTGGCTGGATTAAATTTACGTAATCGTAGATCCATCTATAATACCGCCCCGTTTTATTTCATAAAATTTTACTCACATCTAGTAAGAATGGCAGGTAAACTTCAAATCGCCATAACAGGAACCCAGGACCAGTGGCTCACAGGTGCTCCTGAGATTTCGTATTTTACGTCTATATTTAAAAGACATAGCCAATTCTCTACTGAGGCAGTAGAATTACCCCTTTCGGGTGATATACAATTAGGAAGCTTATTAAAATGTCGTGTACCCAGCAACGTGGGAGATTTGGTTAGAAGTACTATACTTAAAATAGAAATAGACACTCTTTCAGGGACTTCTAATCTATACAATACGTCTATAGGTACTCATGTTATTCAGTACGCCGATTTGAAGATAGGAGGACAAACAATAGAACGTATAACCGGTGATTTCATATACATGTACAATCAATTAAATAACAACACAGATGAAACTGGAACAACTTTATATTACCTAACTAGTCATAACAGGTTATCTAATCCAACTACGGAATTATATGTACATCTTCCATTTTATTTCTTCAGGAACCCAAGTTTAGCTATACCCGTGTGTGCTATAACTAAACAACTCGTAGAAATAGATATAAAATTCAGGGATGTCGACGACGATATATCTTTTAACTACACATCATCAAATTCTATAAATGTAAGAAAAAGAACTACAAATGGAGGTATAAAAAATGCTTCCATCATAACAGATTTTTATTTTGTTTCCGAGGATGAACGAAACTTTTTACTCACGAGACCTATAGAATATTTAATCACACAATTACAAGTATCTAAATTGGTATATAAACCAAATGAATCAAAAAAATCCGCACTTTTAAAATTTAAAAATCCAGTCAAAGAGATGTTTTTTGTGGCAAAAGAAGAATATTCTGAAAACCCATATCAAGTAGAATGGTACCAAGTGGGATCTAATCTAAACGGTATAGAAGAAAACGAATCATTTGGATCGTCGGTTGCTATGAGTGCAGATGGAAAACGTATAGCTGTAGGAGCTATGAACCATAGTAGCGATGATGGTGAAGTACGCGTGTACGATAATGTGGAAGGTCAATGGACGCAAGTAGGACCATCTATTCCTGGTGCAACTAACGAGAGGTTTGGACAATCTATCTCTATATCTTCGGATGGTATGCGAGTAGCCGTGGGTGCAGCTTATGGTACCGAAACGATAAAGGTTTATGAATACTCGAACGCGTCTTGGAACAAAATATTTGAAGCGAGTGGAGTTTCAGGTGATCAATTCGGGAAAACAATTTCTATATCATCGGATGGTAAACGTGTTGCGTCTGGTGCGTTAAGTGATACTACAAACACTGGATATGCTCGTGTTTATGATATAGATTCTCAAACATTATTAGTTCAGTTAGCAGGTGCGAGTACCAATGAATATTTTGGTTCGTCTGTTTCTCTGAATTCTGATGGTACACGATTAGCTGTAGGTGCTGATCAATACCAGAATGGTAATGGTTATGTAAAAATTTATACAGAATCTGAAGGTTCGTGGTCATCCTTGGGTCAAATTTCGGGAGAAAGTAATGGTGATAGATTCGGACATGCAGTTTCAATCTCTTCAAATGGAAATCGCGTCGCCGTAGGAGCATATGTACATGCTAGCAATCGAGGACATGTCCGTATTTACGAATATTCGGGTGGTACTTGGAATAAAATTGGAATTGATTTAGACGGTGAAGGTTCTGGTGATGAATTTGGGTTTAGTGTATCATTATCATCTAACGGTAAACGTGTTATGGCCGGTGGCCCAAAGTATGAGAGTGATGATAGAGGTGTTGTGAAAGTGTACGAAGAAACCGATGGAACTTGGAATCAAGTATTTTCGAATATTGGGGGAGGGGCGGGTGATAAAATGGGGAGAGTTGTATCCATGTCGAGTGATGGAAATGTTATAGTTGCAGGTTCTAGTTTGGCTACAAGTCAAGATGGAAAAGTTGTGGTATACACATGTGTGGTGTTTGAAAATCGTCTCATGGATACTACAACAAATGATCAAGCTTTAACACCCTTATCTACAACAATTCCTGGTACAAATACGTTTCAGATAACAAAATTAGGTCAAGACATCGACGGGGAGGCTGCGTATGACCAGTCTGGGTACTCGGTATCTATGTCCTCAGACGGCACGCGCATGGCGATCGGCGCCATAATGCCCCCCCAGGGCGGCGGCATCACCGGCGGGACCGGTAAGGTTCGGGTGTACGAATGGGACAATGTATCTTGGAGCCAGCTTGGCGCAGATATTGACGGCGAGAGTGCGGAAGACTACTTTGGCACTTCAGTGTCTATATCCTCTGACGGCACGCGCGTTGCGATCGGTGCACCATTTAATAACCCCACCAATACTGCTGCCGGCGACAGAGTCGGTCATGTGCGCGTGTACGAATGGGACAATGTATCTTGGAGCCAGGTGGGTGGCGATATTGATGGCGAGGCTGTGGGCGACCAGTCTGGGTACTCGGTATCTATGTCCTCAGACGGCACGCGGGTGGCGATCGGCGCTTTGTTTAACGACGGCACCGCCTCCAACGCCGGCCACGTGCGGGTCTATGAATACGATGCTACTTATGGTTGGAATAAAATTGGAAATGATATCGACGGCGAGGGTTATGGAGACCGGTCCGGGCGATCAGTATCTCTATCATCGGATGGC